GATACAGATGTTGCTGTGGCTGCCTGATTAACTACTACTGAACCAGTTGTAGTTTCATCTGAGACAAATACAGCGTGAACTTTTGTGCAACCGAACTTTGTTAAGTCAACAGTTATATCATCTGTTCCTCCTACTGTGGTGTCTGGGCATACTACCTGAATTACCTTTACTCCTGAATTTGGCACTATCTCGGTAAGTGTGCAATCGTCTTCTGCTACTATTGTTGTCATATTTTTAACCTCCTATAATTTAATTCCAATTTTTAAGAGTTTTGTTCTCTTGTTATTTTTTCTGTAAATTCAAAAAAAATTGATTAATCTAAAAAATAACAAAAAGGATTTATGCGATGTCGTCTATAAAGCTATTGAAAGCAGTGTTTCTCATTATAAGGCACTCGTAGATTTTCAGCATGAATTTTTGCGAGTCATTAGTTTTAGCCAAATCCTCGTAAGTCATGTCCTGCAAGACTCTCATTTCAATGTAGTCTGTATCCAAGAAATATATCTGTTTCGCTCCAGATGTATTTGATAAATACATGCTTGGTATGACTGGAATTGGCCCCACCATTGTCTGCAGCATTATTGCAGCGCTTACACCAAACGGCAATGTCGCTCCCATGTCTCCTGGGTTGTATCTGAAAGTATCAATTATGATCTTTCGGATGTCTTGAACTACTGAGCTGGATGCAATTGCGATTTTTGGCCTTCCGCCATCATCGAAAGCGTATCTAACTGCAGTTTCAATATCGTCCCAAGTTAATGCAGCTCCGTCCAAATCGACTACGTTGGTTGTACTTTGCAATACAACTATTCCATCGAATTGAGTTGCGTCTGTGCTGGAGCTTCCATTGACAATAAGATTCTCTTCGAGTTCCCTCATCTCCCTGGCCTTCATAATAACTTCCAACTGCTTTGCGTTTGGCACTCCAGATGGACTAAATGGTTCGCCGCCGCCTAATCCTGCTCCTGTTGGCTGGAAGCCTTCAAGAATATAGGATGGCATAGCTGCCTGCATTTGGCCTGTGATTCTGCCGACTGAGTACAAGAACTTAATGCTTGTGCTCGCTCTGTCATAAGTATCGTTTGCTTCCGGCACTGCTGCGTCTTCTGCAGCTGTATAAGCAGATCCCTTAGCAGTTATTTGGTTATAATCTGCTGTTAATCCTTGGTTTGTAACCCTAGGGATTAATTCAACTAATGGAGTGAATTTCCTCGTAGTGTCTACGATTCTTGGATCCACATAGATAGGCACAAGTGCGTAGCCTGCGGTTCCTGCCCCTCCAGCAGTTGAGGTTAATGCTTTCATGCCGATTGACATTAAGTCTTTCAACTTAGGTCTGTAATCGATGCTATTCCATGCGTCTGCATATCTGGTTTTGTCTTTCAAAGCTCCAAAGGAATGCGCATATGCGCTTTTACAGTCAACATTTCCGATGCTTGCTGTTCCTGTTCCTTCCATCTTAAGCTATTATGTCCAAAGGATTTAAAGATTTCTCTTCAACAAAGTTTTCAGATTTGTCTTGCTGTTCAACTGTGCTTTTCAACACAGGTTTTTTCAGAACAGCTTTGACTTCCATCATTTCCTTTTTAAGAGATTCGATTTCAGATTTTAGTTCGGAATCATCGCTTTTTTTGGCGTATTTCTTTTTTTCCATTTCCTCATCTTCATCTTCCTCATCTTCTTTTGGCTTTTTCTTGGCCTTATCTTCTTCGGATTCTGATGTTTCTTCTGTAGCTTTTTTTTCCTCTTCAGACATTTTTTTAACCTCCTGTTTATTTAATTTATTATCACTTTCGTGAATATGATCTTGTTCTTTTAAGAACTCTAATGATTTGGCGAATACGTTCGTCATGGTTGAATGGGTGTTGACTGGATTCCCTGTAAAAGCCACATTCAATAAATTAATTTTGTCTAGCATCCTCACCTCTTGCCCGGCTTTTTCGATCATTCTGGCTTTTGTTGGAATAAAGGCTATTGAAAAAGCATCTAAGAACCCATCTTTAATGCTGCCCATCACCTCTTTGAATCTGCTCGCATGCTTGTTTAAAACCGCCCTGACTTTCAGCCCTTTTTGATCAATCAAGAAATTATCAATCTTGGCGGCAGGGATTATTGTTTTGTTGATTTCCATTTCAACCTCATTGTTCCCCCGGAAGCTTTCATGCTCAAGGTCTAATTTAATGACTCTGCTTTTCATTTGCTCGGCCATGTCCATTATGCATTCTTTTGTGACTATATCATTCACTAAATCAAGGTCGGATGTGGAAATATACCCCTCTACAAAGAAATCATCTTTTTCCTGTTTCAGTTCAATTGGAGAGCTGGTGAATATGAAATTTGGATTTTCCATAAAATATATAATTAATTAGTGTATTTAAAAATTGTTGTTTAATGGATTATTCGTCTTCTGTGACAAAAATGACACGGGATCTGCAATCTACATGAGCCGGAGGGCATGGTCCTTCCCAACCAGTTGTTCCATCTTTAAAGTTATCATTCATTTCTACTTCTTTTCCGTTTAACCTTCTGCATTGATCACTTGTTCTTTCGTCTATGGTAGACACCCACTTTTTTTTGTATTTTTTGCCGCTTGATTTAAATGCCTGCAGTCTCCCTTGGTTCTCAGCCCGGTTTGTTTCGGTTCGGGCTATCATTTCAGCGCGATTCTCCCCAACATCAAAAACTTTGCTTATTCGGTCTTTTATTTTCGCGATTCCTTCGCCGTTCATTATCCCCCTCTGCAATTCAGCCCTGAGGTCGTCTAGTATTTCATCAGTCATTCCTTTTATGTTATTGAAAGTATATTCCTGAATATATGCAATTGCATCTTTATTAACCATCAAGTTTTTATTAAGTTGTTTTTCAGATGATTCCCAGCCATTTACAAAAGTATTTTTAATGACTGCATCACTAACCATTTTTAACCCTTGAAAAGTGATAATATCTTTAATTCTTTTTGCGACATCATCCACGCTTTTTATTTCTTTAAGCTTGTTCTGGCCGACCTCTCTTTCGATTATTTCTTTGATTTTTGTTTCGTTTTGCCTGAGGATATAAACAATTGCCCTTTTTAGTTTATCGTCATTCATTATTTCGTTTTGCCTGAGGATTAAAGGATTTTCTTCTGTTTGCAGAGATTTCTCTATTTTAGAATTAGTGATTTTGGCCGCTCTTTCTTTCGACATGCCTTGTTTTCTTAATGCCTCGTACATATCCCACCATTTCTTTGAGTGGCCCATTCCTGGCTTTCCTTCGATATCTTTTTTTTCAGGCGATTCCCAATTAATTGTTAATTCCCCTTCATTCAATTTTAACATTTTAGAACTCATCTCTTTTAATTTTGCCGCAATCATTCCTCCACCTCTTTGAACCATTTCTTTTATAGTTTGTGTTTCAGCCCAACTTTTGTCATATCCTAATTTCTCCAGTAATTCTATCTTTCCTTCTTTAGAAGTATATTTCCACATATCTTCAGTTAATGCAATAGAAGATGTGTAAGTTTGTTCTCCTTTGGGTATTTCAATCTTTTCTGGTTCATTCATTGTAGGAGAAGGTTTTTCTCGGTCTGGTTGCGCTAATTCTGGATTTCTTCCGCTGAATAATCTGCCTGTTTTAGGATCTCTGTACCAATATCTGTAATTCCCTGGAGATCCAGTCCTTTTAATATATTTATATTTTAATTCTGCCTTTTGTTCTTTCTCCTTTTGAATATCCCCTCTTTTTTCATTCTCTTCCTTGCCCAAGGGCCAGTTTTGATTAAAGAATGAGTTCTGCAGTTTAAGTCTTTCTTCCTCTGATTTTTTCTCGCCCCATTCGACTTCCTCTAGCCCTTCTTCTTTCCTGATTTCATTTATGGATTTGTATCCTGCCTGAATCTGCAATTGATATAATTGAGCTTTTTTTGTTTCCTCTTCCACATCAAAAGTCAGGAATTTAAACTCAATATCATCGTATTCAAATTCAGGGATTATTTCATGGTTTATTTTGTATTCCTCTAATCTAAGCAATGGATTTAATGCTCTTTTTTTGAAAACATTAGATTGAACTATCTGATTAGCCAAACCTTTTGCGTCCTCAGTATATCCTAATTCTACGCTTGTCACCCCAAAACATGCCCAGACTAATTTAGCCCACCATTTCTGCCCTTCCAAAAGTTCAAGCTCTTGATTAGTGAATTGAATTCTTTCGAATTTAGGCATTTTTCCCACGATCGGCACATGATGGAATATTTTCTTCCAGTTGCCGGCCGAGTCTTTTTTTCTTTGCTGTTCAGTCCACTGATCTTTAAATGCTTTAAGTTCTTCCGCATCGCTTCCTTCTAATCCGATGATGCCTTTTGGGATTGAATTGTCATTGAAATATTCGAGATTATGCTCAATTGCATAAATAAGAGTCTGAATTGTTTCTGCTAAAATTTCTACAGGGGATCTGCCATAAATTGAGTCTGTTCTTGGATTTCTCTCAAACCAGACTATTTCTTTTTTTCCGAAAGGCACCGGCCGAGCGCCGGTTATCCATCCATATTGAAAATATGCAGCTTTCTCTCTGGCATCTGCAGCCGTGATCCAACCCGGCTCCATTAAACTAGCTTCTTTATTGGTCATCATTATATTGGAATCCATAATCAAATCATCCCGACCAGTCATCATTCCAAAAATATCCGGGTTCTTTGTGAATGTCGCTCCGTCTCTTGCAACCATTTCAACCATCTGACCTCTTTGGTTAAAAATTTTGTTGATTACTCCGGCGTCTATTTCTAAAATATCTCTTATGTATTTTCGCCTGATCTCCTCAAAGCTCTCTTTATTCGTGTTTGGGTTGTCGAAAAAAGTTTTAACATTGTCGATGTGCTCCTGGACTTCGCTTGTTAATTCAATTCCGTCTTTTGGGACTATATCCCAGTCGATGG